TTAAAAATTAATCGCATCATTCACAGCGCCCTCTACATCTTCTCGCTCTGCAAGGATATGCGAATACACATTCATAACCATAGCTTCTGTATCTCCAAGGAGCTGTGCAATCCTTTTAATAGATACACGAGGAATCTGATAGCATAAAGATGAACAGTAATTATGCCGGAATACATGTCCGGTCAACCCAACGATCTCTTCTTTACACACTGCCTGCATAGATTCCACAATCCGCCTCCACATTTTGTCGTAAGCGCTCTTAGTAAGAGGCTTCTTATCTCGCATAGTTACAAATAGCTGAGTCCGGCCGGAATGCTTAACGCTCTCTACATAGCTCTGAACCACGGGGAGGATTTTGGAAGGTATTGGGATGGTCCGGATTCCATTAGCACTCTTCGGATCCTTAACACCGGGAGTATTTGTAATATACTCATAGGCTTTGCTGACGGAAACTTCACGCTTTTTAAAATTAAAATCAAATATCGTAAGTGCCACGCATTCCTCACGTCTTAATCCACATCCATATATCAGATACACATAAGCCTGATCAGAATCATATTTATAAGTCGCATCAAAGACGGCCTTCTTTTCATCTGGTGTCAGAGGACGCTTTTCACTCGGCTTATATTTTATCTTGTCGGTATTCCTGAGAATATCATCAGCCACATTAGCAGCCAGGAGCTTGTCAGACACTGCAGATTTTAGGACCGCGGAAAAGGTCAACAAAATCTGCTGTTGAGTACGTCTCTTATCCTCTGCATTTGCCAATAAAGTTTCAATGTGGATACGCTCCACATCTTTTAACTTTAGCGCATTAAGAGCTGTGAAGTGCTTTTCAATAATATTCTCATACATGCGCTTGGTATTATTGGAGCGCCTGGACTTATACACATTCAGCCAGCTTCGGGAATAGTCTATGAACAATATATCCGTATTCCTCACATAGTTCCTGGATTCAATCTGAGCTTTCATAGCTGCAACCTGACGTTCCAGATCCCGGCTGCTTTTATCGCTCCTGAGTGATACACGATGCTTACTGCCGTTAGCGTTGTACGTCCCATCCCAAACCTTAGTCTGATAATATCCATCTGCACCGAGTTTATATTTTTTACTAGCCATAGCACCAACCTCCTAAAAATGAGTATAAAAAATACACCTATACGGTGCTGTGGATTTGTGATACAATATTCTTGTCAGGGAGTATTGTATCGTGCACAGCACGTATAGTATTCATCAACCGTCCTTGTTACCAGCAGGGGCGGTTTTGCTTTATAATGATTCTTTGTAAAAAGATAAAGTAATCAAAACATTACCATCTTCAGTTAATCCTTCGTATTTAGCAAGGATATATCGCCCAGGACGCATATAGTCATGAATCATATCTTGAAGACGTCCAATGTGAATATATCCAATATTAGTATTATTCCAAAGAAAATAGATGGCACGCGAATCATAAGTGTTCGAAGGTTCTGTTCGAAAACCGAGTTGCGCACCGAATGGAACAGTAAAATTAAAAGAATGCATAGTGTACAATTCAACACGGTTATAGCTATAAGATAGCTTGTAAACTCGGCTGTCGATAGTCAGGATTTCTTCAACGGTTGGTACAGGTTGAACAGGTGGTTTAAAATCATACAAAGATGCGCAGGCGCGGTAAATATCTATAAACCAGCCGATTCCGAACAAACCAAAAGTCAAAGTATACAAAACACCAAGTCCGGTTTGATGATTTAAGTATCTGTGCAAACCAAACCAACCGCCTAAAATAGTAATTAAAATTCGCATAGATTTTCTTTTCATAAAGTGCCTCTCTTTCCTAGAAGTTTAAGTAAGTATATATATAAACGCCATGGGCGAATATACCAATAATTCCCATGATACTTATTAAGTCCTATCATATATAATACAATTATGAAAGTATTACTGGGACGAATTATGTATGACAAAAATCTTTCTGTGCGCCAGGTATCTATCATGACTGGAGTGTCCAAATCCACAATAAGCAGAATCGTTAATGGACAAGTATCTCCAACCTTAGATACTGTGGAGCAGCTTGCAAAAGGTCTTCATCTGAAAGTTACGGACCTTTTCAAATCCGATATTCAATAAGTGTCCCACATCTGGGACGATTCCAACCATTTCCAACAGTTTCCTATAACTCATGTGTCTTTATTAATAGAAGAACACATAAAAGATAAAATAGAACAAATGTTCGAAAAAACCATTGAAAACAAAATCTAATAGTGATAAGATTCAATCAAGGAATTTCGGATGTATGCTCTAAGAGGAGGTACGCAGTATGGACAAAGAAACATGTAAGAAGCACATTATTGAAATGATCGAAAAAATTGACGACATTTCACAATTAAAGAGAATTTATGCCTATGTACATAGATTCTTTATCCAAAGAACAGGTGAATAACCTGTTCTTTTTTAGGTAAATACACTTCGGAAGTAATCCTTGATTACACGCCGTTGTTCTTGAGAAAGTGACAAGTATTTTTCCAACATTTTTCTATCAATATCATCAAGCTCATATTCTTCAGCAATTTCATCGATAACAGATTCAGGAGTATCAACAAATGGATCTCCATCACCATTGACCAACCAATAGTAATTAACATGAAAAGTTCTGCAAATAGATAACAGTATTGGTTCCGATACTTTTCTATCGCCATTTTCATAACGAGAGACGGCGGCGCGTGTAACACCTATTTTATTGCCGAATTCTTCTTGACTTAATTTCAGATACACAGTTCTAAGCGTTAATAATCGTTCATTCAATTTTATTCTCACCACCTTTAATGCGAGTATATCGCAATAACGTACCGATGTCAACAAAAAAGAAAAAATATGTTGACATATGTGACAATGGAACATATAATGATACCAACGGAACACAAGAAAGGAGGAAAACAAATGGAGGACAAAGGGAAAATGCAAATCAATGAAATAAGAGAAGATGCAGCAGAATTTGCAGAAATTTTGGTAAAAGTACCAAAAACAAGAAAAAAAGATGCGGAAATATTTTTAAAAGGATTTGCTGCATGCGCATCTATTAAAGAAGATAAGAGTGCATAAGGAGGCAGGAAGGGTGAAAGAAGTAGAAAGGACAATAGACGACCTGTGTAAACTCATACAGAAAAAAACAGAAAATTGCAAAGAAAGCTATGAGGTAAACGAACTGACAGAATTAACCAAAGCTCTGGCAGAGTTGATAACTGCCAGAGCCAGGCTTGGCTAGTCTTCCTTGTTAAGTTCGACTAATTTGTCGTAGATTTCCTGCATGAATTCAGCGACATTCTTGCCGTTCGATTCATTTGTTGGAGTTGACGTATTAGATAATTTAGCAACGGTAATCTCGACAGTTTTTTCAATTAAATGATCATTTCGAAACATAAAACTCTCCTTTCTTGCGTACTCGGCTCTGGCGGGAGCCTGTAATAAAAGAATAGGAGGGACAAGAAGAAAAGTCAATATAGAAAGAGGTGACGGATATGAAGTATCCAAAGAAAATTATGTCCAGACCAGATCTAATAAAAATGGGATTTTCGGAGACGTATCTGAGAAGAGCATTTGCAACACCAGGGCAGACATTTGCCTGGCAGGACAACCCAAAAATCAAAAACAGTCCGTACTATTACGATACGGAAGCATTTGAAGCATGGAGACAGAAAGACATTCAGATGCAGCAGAAAGCAGTGCAACAGAGAGTTGGTGTAATGCAGTGAACCTAAAGGAGATATTGTTTCAAAGAGCCAGAAATCAGAAAAAGTTATGCAAATCCATGGAGTTGTGCCAGGTAGGAAGATACGCGGAGAGTATAAGACTTCAGGAACTGGAGCACTTGATTGAAAGTGCAGGACTGAAAAAGGAATATGAGAGGTGGTGTAGAAATGGCGGGAATAAAAGCACACAAAAGAAAAATGCGAATCCGTAAAGCCGTCCGAATGATAACAGAGACCATTGGAGTTGTTGGAATGGCAGCTACATGGGTAGCTGTAAGCCGAATGACCAACAGTAGTCCGGTATTACTTCCGGGAGCTACTAGAATTGTGGCCGGATTAATCATCGTGACAGCAGCTTACATAGTCAACAAGGCGGCTAGATATGCAAAATAAAAAAAGAAAAGGAACTTGCCAAAACAAGTCCCAATCCAACTTTCACAGATTCGATGTCCGCAAAAGATAACCCTACGGATATTATAGCTGTGAGGGTGGAGAAAGTCAAGAAAATAAGGGTTTTCACACCCTCTTTTCGGACTTGTTAAGAATATTAATATTGGCATCACAGTTATGAAAAAAAGATATAAGAGATTAACCTATGTTTTCAAAAACAGTATAGAGGTATATGAGTATCTGGATGGTAGGTATGGAGCTCCTGGAGAGAAGAGGGAAAAGAAAAAGAAAGCCACCAAGGAAGAGATTGCAAAAAGGAATCAATGGAACAGGGAGAGAAAGGTAAGGCATAAACTCAAGACATGGTTCCATGAAAATGACTACCTTGTCTTGCTGACTTACAAGAAAGAAGAACGCCCTCCGGATATGAAGACAGCAAAGGCTCAATTCAAGACATGGTACGAAAAGCTTCGGAAGGAATTCCGAAAAAGAGGCGCAGAACTTCGATGGATCAGGAACATAGAAAAGGGTTTAAGAGGGAACTGGCACGTCCATGTGGTGATCAATCGTATCGAAGATGCGGATATCCTTATCAAAAAAGCGTGGCCACATGGAAGCGTAACATTCAAGCACCTATATGAGAACGGAGACTTCGCAGACCTTGCAGGTTACATGTGCAAGACACCGGAGACGTGTTCCAGATACGAGGAGAGTCTAAGTGAAGCAAGTTACTCAGCTTCCAAGAACCTTCCAGTCGAAGAGCCAAAAGTCAAAAAGCTCGCCTACTGGAGAAAAGAGCCAAAAGAAAAGGAAGGATACTACATAGACCGGGATAGTTTCCACGAGGGAACAAACCCAAGAACCAAGTGTAAATACAGATATTACACGCTAGTAAGGATTCACAGGAGGATTTAAAGTGAAAGTTGAAGTGAATGAGACGCTTTTGAAAGAGTTTGGGCGCGTGTATAACGCCTGGAACAAGGAACATGGCATGGAGCCGGTGCTGGACACCAGAGCTTTAGCAGATATGGCAATCGCAAAAGCGGTCATGGTCATGAGAGACCGCATCGAAGCAGATACGGAAAGAAAAAAATACATGGTGGACCGTTACCGCGTAGAAGAATACTGCAATGTTTATAATCGCAAAGTAGAGCTGGAAGGAAAACCGGACATTTTAAAGTTTGAACCGTGTGAAGAGTTTGCAAATCACGCTATTTTAGTCGCAACAGAGCTTACAAGAGACAAGGTGAGAGAACTGGAGGAACAGGCATGTACAAAGTAGATATTTATCTCGCTCAAAGTACTGCCAGCCTTAGTAAAGACGAAAGGTGGCACGGTTACGTGGTCGCCTGCATCAAAAACGGTGAGGAGAAAACCGTAAACGGATTCGGGCATATATTCGGTACATATCACGAGGCGACATTAAGGTCACTGTCTGACGCACTGGACAGGCTTAATCAGAGCTGTGAAGTCCACATACACACAGAAGACCGTTTCGTCCTGAATATGCTCGGCACCCAGTTAGAGAAATGGGCGGGCAATAACTATCTGAACGCCAAGGGCGAGCCGATCAAGCACGCAGAGTTATGGGAAGAGGTCTATGTGCGTACAAGAGGGCAGTTAATTGTAGCAGAAGAAGGAAGACACAGCTATAGCGAATGGCTGGACACGGAAATGAAAAGGAGAGAAAGATTAATTCATGACACGGAAATGAAAAGGAGAGAAAGATTAATTCATGACACGGCAAGTTGTGGGATTGAAATGGCAAAGGAGGATAAATGAGCAGTAACGACTTAACACGAGAAGAGTGGAGACAGCAAAAGATAGAGAAAAGAGCTGCATTTACAAAACTTCAGAATCTAACCTATCAAGAAAAACTGTGGCGCCAGGCACATATGGCAAAGGCATTCCAAGAAGAGATGACTGACAGGGGATTCGGGTGTCATGTAAGTGTAGGCGGATTGGACAGCATTGTGCTATACATATGGCTCAAAAGTATCGGAATTGACGTACCAGGAATTTCCGTATCGATACTGGAAGACAAAAGTATTCAGAAAGTGCACAAAGCACTGGGACTTGAAGTTGTAAAACCATATAAAACCAAAGTTCAAGTACTGAATGAAGTCGGATTTCCGGTAATTTCCAAAAAGATCGCGGGAAGAATCAACACTTTGCAGAATCCAACGGAAAACAATAAGACGGTCCGGCATGCCATTATCACTGGTGAATGCGGGGAACAGGGGCACTATGCCAAGAATAGTAGAATGCAGCTCCCTCAGAAATGGCTCAAATTGTTCGGAGGATACGAAAATGAGAATGAAAATGTCCATTATGGAAAACCAGACGAAGAAATTAAGGTCAGCAACGAGTGTTGCTATTGGTTAAAAGAAAAGCCATGTGATGACTGGGCGAAAACACATAAAAGCTATCCGTATTTGGGATTAATGGCAGTTGAAGGCGGTCAACGTGAAGAATCACTGATAGAACATGGTTGCAACTACTACGGAAAAGGAGTAATCCGGTCGGCACCGTTTGCCATATTTTTAAGGCAAGATCTTCTCCAGCTAGCAATGGAAATGGACAAATGGTATCACGAACACTTAGATGTTTTTGAAACACTTTTCCACGAACAGCCTTATGGGAAGAATGCAGACGGAACACTAAAAGAATATGTTCCGGTAGACAGCATTATTCCGGAAATATACGGAGAGATTGCCAGAAAAGACAATGGCGATCTATACACAACAGGAGCACAGCGTACAGGTTGTAGTATGTGTGGTTTTGGAATCCACTTGGAAAAACGTCCACACAGATTTGACAGGCTCAGGGAACGCAATGAAAAAGAGTGGGAATTTTGGATGTATAAGTGCTGCACCAATCCGAAGACCGGAGAGAAGTTTGGTTGGGGAAAGGTACTGGATTATATCGGCGTGGGTTGGGAAGACATTCCGCCAAAACAAATGACGATAGAGGATTATATGAATGGGATTGGACGTATTTGAAAATTATGAATGTGATGGTCAGATAGAAATATCTAACCTGAAAGGAGAAAGAATGGACAAATTGATATACATACCGGCTGATCAGATACATGAGCATCCGGATAACCCAAGAAAAGACTTAGGAGACCTTACAGAGCTTGCTGAGTCCATCAGACAAAATGGCATTATGCAAAATTTAACCGTCATTCCGGGATACTGGGACAACAAGAGAGGATTCCACGAGGAAGAATATACGCTTCTGATTGGTCACCGACGTTATTCCGCAGGGAAGATGGCAGCAGTCACAGAGTATCCTTGCCGTATTATTACCGGTATGAGCTACAAGGAACAGGTTGGAACCATGCTTACCGAGAATATGCAGCGCGTAGACCTTACGATTCCGGAGCAGGCAGAAGGCTTCCAGATGATGCTAGATCTTGGAGACACTGTGGAAGACATTGCAAATAAGACCGGATTCAGTGAGAGCACAGTACGCCATAGAGTTAACATTGCCAAGCTGGATAAATCCACCCTGAAAGAAAAGAACGATGATGAGGGATTCCAGTTAACATTAAAAGACCTGTATGAATTGGAAAAAATAAAATCAGTAGAGAAGAGAAACGAAATCTTAAGAGCTTCCTACAGCTCCACGGACTTGGCGGCACGCGCCAGAAGCGCAGTAGCAGACGAAAAGAGAAAAGCAAAAGAGACAGCGATTATAGAAAAGCTGGAGGCAGCAGGCATCAAGAAAGCTCCAAAGGAAGCAGAAAACGGCATCTGGACAGGATCATGGAAGACAGTGGCTGAATGCGACCTAAACAAAGATGATGATATTAACATTCCAGATACAGAAGGGAAATATTGGATAACTCAGTATCAGCGTATCAGAATTGTGGAAAAAGTTATAAAAAAGCAGACAAGAGCAGAAGAACGAAGAGAAAAGGAAGAAAAAGAACGAAAAGCCAGAAAAAAAGAACTTAAGGAAATCACAAGAGTGAGCACAGAAAGGCGTAAACAATTAATTCTGGACATTATTGCCGGGAAAGCGGCAAAACCGAACGAAGAGTTGGTAAAGAACATGTGCTGGGTACTACTGGTAGAGATGGGAGGGGTATACAAAAGTCTTTTTATAAAATATTTCACTGAAAAGAACGATTGGGACTGCAACGATGAAGAAAAAGCAGAAGCGAATGAAAAAATACAAAAACTAAGCATCATGGAGCAGATGCTCATATTATTACACATGAGAATGAGCGAGAAAGAGCCGTGGGATTACAGCCTTAGATACGACAAGGAAAATGGAGGAATCCTCTTAGAGTGCTACAGAGTATTTAAGATGTTTGGATGGTTCTTCGACACCGAGCAAGAGGAACAGGTACTGGACGGAACGCACGAATACTACAGAAAGGACGAGGATAATGACTGATGACTTGATGTTCCCCAAAACAATGGGAATGAAAAAGAAAAAAAGGCAGAAGCATCCAAAACCGATCGTAGCAACAGAACCAGGAATCTGTTATTTATGCGCAAGAGAAGAAGGAAACTATACATACCAGTGTACGGAATGCCATCATGTAGTGTTTGGAGGAGGCGGAAGGAAGCGTAGCGAAGGAGCTGGAATAAAAGTCTACCTATGCAGAAGACACCACAAGGAAGGCAAAGACGCTGTACATAATTGCCGTGCAACCCGTGAAAGGCTATGCGCCTATCTACAGGAAGCATACGAACAGGATCACACACGAGAGGAGTGGATGAATATTGCCTACAAAAATTACCTCTAGCCTTAGAAAAGACGAAAGCTCACGGGATTTCTACAAGGGCGAATATGTGAAGTGCATTCTGATGGGAGAAGAGAAAGAACGCATGGGAATCGTGTTCGAAAAAGAATACCTGGCAGATACCGTCACAGTATGGCTGGAAGATACGGGAGAATTTGCAGTACTACCAACGAAAAGAGTAAGAAAATTACAGCACCAATAGTGTATCACAGTCACTATCAACCATAGATTCCCTCCGGCCGGTGGAGCTGGAGGAGAAAGGAGACACATGAACGAAATATATGCCGTAGATTTCGACGGCACATTAAATACAGCAGAATATCCGAAGCTAGGAGAGCCAAACGCAGAACTATTCCAGTTCCTGGTTAAACGGCAGCAGTCCGGAGATAAGATCATACTCTGGACATGCAGAGAAGGAAAACTCCTGAAAGAAGCGGTTATCTACTGCAGAGCAAACGGATTGGAGTTTGACGCAATTAATGATAATATTCCGGAAAATAAAAAGAAATACAAAAATAATTGTAGAAAGGTCTATGCAGATTATTACATTGACGACCGGAACAAGATGATTGTAGCAAGGAGGCGCAGAAAGAAATGTGGACAATTAAATCGGACGAACGTCTTGAATTATATGATGAAGAAGAGGATGAAGTAATTGCAATATTGCTCTGGGACGAGAGAGCTTTGAACTGGAAATTGTATTATAGATATGCAGGTGGGAGTGGATACGTCTATCTGGATTCCGTGGAAGGATTTGGAAAGTTGGATATTGAACCGGTGGAGATGGCAGCAGTTGAGACCATTATAGACTACTGTAAGGAAAAGGCAAATATCTGGGAGAGTCGTGCAGAGGATATGGAGGCGATGCTGTGAAGTGGATTCGGGAAAGCATGACACAAATCGATCTCGTAGACGGAGAGAAAAAGCTTGCCTATATTGCATACAAAAACTTCCGCTGGCTTCTCTACGAAGGCGGTGAAGAGTGGGGCATAGATTTGAAAATCTATGAACAACACCAGGTAGAAGTAGCGCAGATGGCAGCAGTTGAGGAACTGATCCGGTACCATGCTGAGAAAGCCAAGTTATTCCGGAAAGCGAGAAAGGAGATGGCTGCATGAAAGAATATGACAAAGAGCTATTAAAGTCTCTAGTAAAACAGGGGCTGACCAATAGAAAGATAGCAGAAAAGATGGGGCTCACCCAGACGCAGGTACAATATAGAATTACGGCAGACGGATTAGTCGGAATTCGAAGAGAGGGTGGAGACCCAACACAGAGAAAACCACGGGAACCAAAGCCAAAACCCAAAGAAAAACCAAAAGGCTCGAACGGTGACAGAAAAAAATGCAAGACCTGTAAATGGCGTGCAAGATATCCGGTCAGTTTCTGTAACTTTGGTGCATTCCATAAATTTTCCAGAAGTCATTACTGCACAGCCGATAATTGCACCGTCTACGAAAAAGGAAAGCCAATGAAAGAAAAACCACATTAAGGAGGGTACACATGAGCCAATTAACGAGAGGATATATAAGTGGGGTTGCTGACAATAGTAGAATAAACTATTGTCCATTATGCAGAGCGGTGCTGGGAACAAACGCATATTACGGAGATGGAACCGTAGTATGTGACGAATGCGACTTTCATTTTGCAGCTATAGAATGCGAGGAAAAAGAGCAGGACGTAGAAGAAGAGACAAGATGGATTCCGTGCAACGAGAGGTTGCCGGAGGATAACACGGATGTAATTGCATGCTTTTACAGCGGAACAGTAACAGAGATGAGATATTGGGGAAATGGAATCTTTCAAGGAATCTATGAACATACGACAAAAGTAATTGTTGCCTGGATGCCATTGCCGGAACCATATAAGGAGCAAGAAAATGGATAACATAAAAAGAAATGGAGCCGGTTATTACGACCCAACAGCATTTCAAGCTATCAAAAATACAGAGAAGGGAGCAAAAAAAACAATGGAAATATATAGAGGAGATATATTCTATATCAAAAAATAAATCAGGACATAGGTAGACCGGCGGTTATCGTGTCGAACAACGACATTAACGAAAGCCAGAACATGGTAGAAGTGGCATATCTGGTAGAAAAGCCAAATGAATCACTGCCAACACACGCAAAAGTAAGATGCTATCTACCATCTACGGCGCTATGCGAGCAGGTTGTGAGTGTCAGCAAAGACAGAATTGACGGATTCATACGCACCTGTACGGACGAGGAAATAGAGAAAATTAACAAGGGGTTATCCATCTCACTCGGAATCACAGAAAGCGACGACACTATGGCAGAAAAGCTGAAAGAGCTGACAGATTCTCTGAGTGAGGCACAGAGAATAAATGATGAACTTCGAAACAGAATTAAGGAAGAGATTGATAAACAGCAGGAATTAGAAAAACAATTATCACAGATAGAGACAGAAAACACAGACGAAACCATCAAAGTCGCGGCAGAAAGAGACATATACAAAGACTTATACATGAAATTAACAGAAAAGCTTATAGGAGATAAGATTTAGGAGGCTGCAATGGACAAGAAAGAATATGACGAAATAGAAGAACAGGCAAACAGGTTGCAGAGTGAAGCTGGCAGAATCAGCAATCAGCAAATAAAAGAAGTTAACAAATACCACGAAGGATACGTTCAGGGAGTGGAAGACTTGTTGAACGTTATAAGGAGGCGATAGACAGTTATGAGTAAAATTCCAAAAGAAATAGTAGACAAAAAAATCCAGAAAAGAGTATAACGACTGCGGCAGCAGTCAAAAAGGGTAACGTAAAGCAGAAATACAGATTTGAATTAGTGGGAGGCGAGAACGATGAGCGATAGCAAATGCCAGCGCCTCGATGCCATATCAGACCGTGACCAGATGGCAGAAAAGCCACCAACGGAAGAAGCGAGCAGACGCTTCCGGACACCGGCATGCTACGAAATCTTAGATTATCTGGAAAGGCAGAAGGCGAAAAGGAACAAGATTGATACAGGGGAGGAGATAGGACGTGGACAAGAATGTTCTGATCCAGTACGTGGAGATGAAGGAAGAAATAAAAGATCTGAGGAGACGGATTCATGAGAACGAGAGAGAACTGACAAAGCTAGAGAATATGATTGTCACGGACTCTGTGACAAAGGGAAAGCGGGGAAAGAAGCCACTTGGAACGGTTAAGATCACGGGCAGACCGACAGTAGCTATCAGCATGAAGCAGAGCTTGTTGAAAAAGCGGAATAAAAAACTGGAGGTCTTGGAGACAGAACTGTTGGAGTTTACGAACCAGGCGGAGGAGTACATAGAGACGATACCTAAGAGTGAGTTGAGGAGTATGTTTCGATTATATTTCTTGGAGGGAATGTCGTATCTGAAGGTAGCGAAGCAGATGAACCGCATGTTCCCGAAAAGAGAGGTTAAGTATACAGACGAGAATGTTAAGAAAAGAATTCAAAGATATTTTGAAAATGTCCCACAATGTCCCGGTGAAAAGTGCTAGAGTATAAACTGAACTTAGTGAAAAGACAGATTCCCACATTGAGTTCACTTCCTCAAGAAGTACATACAAAACCTAGAAGGGACGGCTTGGCAACAGGCCGTTCTTTTGCTATGCAAGGAGAAGGATATTGAAGAGAAATAGACCAGACAAGGACGGCACCCACCGCGGAGCTTTTGAAAAGAATAAGAAAAAGATTTATGCAACCCAGACTGTGTGTGGAATATGTGGAAAGCCTGTGGACTTCTCGCTCAAGTATCCACATCCGCTGTCGCCATGTATAGATCATATTATTCCAATCGCGAAAGGTGGACACCCATCTGATTTGGATAACATGCAGCTTGCACATTGGACCTGTAACAGACAGAAGAGCGACAAGCTGATAGACAGTAGAGGCGGAGGAAAACAAGAAGAATCAATTGGAAACAGGGTACTTCCTCATACATTTGATTGGAGTAATTATAGACCTAAATAATCTTGACGGATAGGGGGTATACCTCCCCCACCGCGGGTGTGCGCGGACTTCACACCGTCACTGCGAAAAAAAACACACGCTGAGAGAAAATGGCGTGGAAAGGAGAAATAAATGGCAGATTACAGGGGCATAGAATACCTAAGGAAAAAGCTGAATCGAAAGAGAAGCCGAGTATTAAGGCGGTATAAATTCTATGAGATGAAAAATATAGCACGGGACATGGGAATTGCCACACCACCTAGCCTGCAATGGTTACAAGCAGTACTTGGATGGAATGCAAAGGCCGTAGATTCGATTGCGGATAGGCTAGAGTTCCGGGGGTTTCGCGATGACAATTTTGACATGACTGGGATATTTCGAATGAATAATCCGGATATATTATATGATTCCGCGGTACTGTCGGCATTGATTTCTTCCTGTTGTTTCATCTACATTTCGAAAGGTGAAGATGACTTCCCGAGATTGCAAGTAATTGATGGAGCCAATGCGACTGGAATTATCAATCCAATCACAAATCTGCTCACGGAAGGCTATGCAGTTCTGGAACGTGATGACAATGAAAAAGCGACCGTAGAGGCTTATTTTGTAGAAGGGTGGACAGTAATCTACAAAAACGGAGTACCTGTTCAGCTTTTTGAGGATAACGTACCAGCGCCGCTACTGGTGCCAATCATATTCCGGCCGGATGCCAAGAGAGCGTTTGGCCATTCTAGAATCAGCCGGGCATGTATGTCAATTACAGAATCAGCAATGAGAACTTTGAAGCGATCTGAGATAACTGCAGAGTTTTATTCATTTCCGCAAAAATATGTAGTTGGTCTGGATCCGGACGCAGAACAGATGGATAAGTGGAAAGCTACTGTATCAAGTTTATTACAATTTGATAAAGATGAGGAGGGAGATTCGCCGACTTTAGGACAATTCCAGCAACAGTCTATGGCACCACATTTAGATCAACTTAAAATGTTCGCAGCGTTGTTTGCTGGAGAGACCGGATTGACTCTTGATGACTTAGGATTTGCAACGGAGAATCCGGCTAGCCAGGAAGCAATCAAGGCATCACACGAGAATCTGAGACTGACAGCAAGAAAAGCACAGCGAGCATTTGGCAGTGGATTCCTGAATGCTGGCTATCTGGCTGCATGTCTACGTGATGATTATCAATATTACCGCAATCAGGTATATATGACGACACCAATCTGGGAACCAGTGTTTGAACCAGATGCAGCAATGCTGTCTAATATTGGAGATGGAGCAATTAAGATTAATCAGGCAGTGCCAGGATATTTCAATGCAGATAACTTAAGAGATTTAACTGGAATTAACATGAGCAATCTGCCAGTAACTCCGGAGGTGTAGCCTATGGAGGACATCACACCAGGACTTTTGGAGAAGATACAGAAACAATTCTATCATGATATTGAAAAGAGCAGTATCATTAAAAACTTCAAAAAACAGGCACAGAGAGGCAAGACTTCATACAGCCAAGCAAACGAGGCGGCACAAGAGATTGGGAAAATCTTAGCGCAATCATATTCGGACAACTTATCATCTGATACACTGCCAGATGGAAAGATGTATTATAACATTGCTTCCAGAGTGTTAAATCCGACGTTGAGGGAAGCTTATGAGATGGCTGCAGATAATGCAGCTATTGTACAGCAGATTGTGAACGAAGCAGCAGGCATCGGAATTAAAATAATAAGAGCACAAATCCAACAGGATAATATAGATGGTATTGTAAATCGGATTTCAAGTGAGGAGTATTTCGACGATGTGAAATGGATTCTCGATGCACCTGTACGGAATTTGGTTCAGAAAGCAATGGACGATGCTGTTCAGAAAAATGCAGATTTTCATGCAAAAGCTGGATTGAGACCAAAGATTATACGGAGATCATCCGGACATTGTTGTGAATGGTGTAATCAGGTAGCCGGAACATATGTATATCCAGATGTTCCTAAAGATGTGTTTCGGAGACATGATAATTGTGATTGCATTGTTGAGTATTATCCGGGAGACGGTAAAAAGCAAAATGTATGGACAAAAGAATGGAAATACGAAAAAGAATCTGATACAATAGAAGAAAGAAAACTGCAGGGATTAAGTCCGGATTCAGATGTGATCATACGAAATATACGTGAAAAGATTATTCCGGAACAAAATCGTGAAAAAATTGCACCACGACAGGAAATACATCGACAAGGGACAAAGATGTATGAAGCCAGAAAAAAGAGTCTGGAAGCAAAAGGACAATTTGGACCTTCTTACATTACGGTATCGAACGAAGAAATTCAATCGCTTGTAAAGGAATTTTCGGGGACAGGACTTATTAAATATAATAGTCAAGGTAACTGGGATTCAAAAGAAATCATAACGACAAATGATAAAATCATAGGAGTAGTTGTTGATAATCGAAACGGAAATAGTGCAGAGACATCTGTGTTTAAGATTCACTATGCTAAAGATGGAATACATATAGTTCCGGATTATCCAAGTAAAAAGAGGTGAGAGTTATGACATACGAGGAAATAAAAGACTTCATAGGTAAACAAGTCATCGTAAGAGATGTCGGAGGAAAAAGTTTTAAAGGTATTATAACTAATACGGAAAGTGAGTATGATACATCATCTGGAAAAGAAGAAATAGAATTAGATACCGGAAAAGTATTTTATGGAATTCCATTAGATGAGATAAAAAATATAATAGAAATCAATTAAGCTGCCAGATTATTCTGGTGGCTTATATTTTTGAGGAGGCTACATGGGAGAAGTAAGGAAGGGGCGGCAGACCCCGACGCAATCTGTCGTGCTGCCTTATTCTTCAACATATGGAGCTGAAGCAATAGACATTTACAATTCGACAGGAAGAACTGCACAGGAGTGGCAGGAGCTTTTACTGTCAGACATTTTGGCCGTAAACGAAGAGGGGTTATGGGTACATACCAAATTCGGGTATTCAGTCCCAAGGCGTAATGGAAAGAATGAAATTGTTGCCATAAGGGAGATGTATGGATTAAAGAAAGGCGAAAGAATCCTACATACAGCACATAGAACCACAACTACACATAGCGCATGGGAACGACTTTCGAATTTGCTAAAGAAAGCAAATATCGAGGTCGTTTCTTCATATAAGGCATTTGGAAAAGAACATTTGGAAGTTGCTGGTGGTGGAATTATCGAGTTCCGAACCAGAACATCAAAAGGTGGTCTGGGAGAAGGATTTGATTTACTGATTATCGATGAGGCACAAGAGTACCAAGATGATCAGGAGAGCGCTTTAAAATATGTCGTTACAGATAGTAAGAATCCGCAGACAATATTTTGTGGAACACCACCAACTCCAGTCAGCTCCGGAACGGTTTTTACAAAATTCCGTAAGGCAACTTTGGAAGGACAAACGGTTAACTCCGGGTGGGCAGAATGGTCCGTGCCAGAGCAGACAGATATAAGAGATATAGATGCCTGGTATGAGACAAATCCATCGCTTGGAACAGTATTCACGGAAAGATCTGTAACTGATGAGATTGGTTCAGATCCGATTGATTTCAATATACAGCGATTAGGATTATGGATTCGCTATAACCAGAAATCAGCTATCAGCGCAACAGAATGGAATGAACTGAAAGCTGATGTCCCACCGGAGCTTACAGGAGATCTTTTTGTAGGAATCAAGTACAGCAAAGACGGGAATGTGGCAATGGGAGTTGCATCTAAAACGAAAGATGGCAAGATATTTTTAGAGTGTATCGATTGTCGTGAAGTACGTGCAGGAGATACGTGGATACTAGCATATTTGAAAAACTGGAAAGCGAGAAAGGTGATTATAGATGGAGCATCAGGACAGCAGTTAATGGAAAATGAAATGAAAGATTGTGGCGTAAAAAATTCACACCTTCCGACAGTGAAGGAAATCATTGCTGCGAATGCCTCGTTTGAACAAGGGTTATATCAAAAAAATATTATCCATTCCGGGCAGCCATCATTAGTACAGGTAGTAAGCAACTGTGAAAAAAGAACAATAGGAACTAATGGTGGATTTGGCTACAAGGCAATGAAAGAAGAGATGGAGATTGCGTTGCTTGACAGTATCATACTTGCATACTGGGCGTGCAGTGAGACGAAAACGAAGAAAAGAAAACAAAGAGTTAGTTGTTAAGAGACACCTTAGGGTGTCTTTTTACATATTACGCAACCCAGCGGTTAATGGAGAAAGGAGTAACAAAATGGCAGAATTTACACCAATTACAACACAGGAGCAGCTTGATAAAGTAATCGGAGAGCGCATTGCGGGAGTGAAAGCAAAATATGAAGGCTTTGATGGTTACAAGAAAAAAGCAGAAGATTATGATGCTCTAAAAGCAAAATCCGATGGTTTTGAACAGCAGATTGCAGCGTTGAACAAGGAAATTAACGGTGATGGAGAAAAGAACCTCGGATACAAGAAACAGCTTGAAGAGGCACAGGGCAAGATCAAGGGATACGAGACCAGTTCTCTCAAGATGAGAATTGCACATGAAAATGGAATCCCATATGAACTTGCAGGTAGATTAAGTGGATCTGATGAAGAGGAAATTAAGAAAGATGCTGAGACAATGGCAAAATTCTTGAGAAAAAAAGATGTTCCTCCACTTGCAGGAGGAGATCCACAAAAAAATGATGACAAAAAGACAGCAATGAAAGGCATGCTGGCTAGTTTGAAAGGAGAATAAAAAAATATGTCAACATCAAAAGGAACAATGTTTGACCCTACACTGGTCAAAGATCTTATTACAAAAGTAAAAGGGAAGTCAGCACTGGCTGCATTATGTGGTCAGACACCGATTCCATTCAATGGATTGAAAGAAATGATTTTTTCTATGGACAATGAAATTGATATTGTCGCAGAGAATGGAAAGAAAACCGAAGGCGGTATTGCTATCGCACCAGTTAAAATTGTACCGGTTAAGTTTGAATATGGTGCAAGAATCTCTGATGAATTTATGATTGCTACAGAAGAAGAGCAGTTGGATATTTTAACAGCGTTTAATGATGGATTTGCGAAGAAAGTAGCGAAAGGACTTGACCTTGCAGCTATGCATGGTATTAACCCAAGAACGGGAACAGCATCTGCTGTAATTGGAGACAATCATTTTGATGCGAAAGTTACGCGAACTGTAGATTATGCGTCAGCAACACCGGATACAAATCTGGAAGATGCGATTGCGGTAGTAGATGGTTCTGAAGGAGATGTAACAGGACTCGCGCTTTCGAAGACGTTCGGATCAGCGATGGCAAAAGTCAAAGCAAATGGAATCAAGCAGTATCCGGAATTTGCATTTGGAGCATCACCTGCAACATTTAATGGAATCCCGACAAGCGTCAACAAAACTGTATCTAGCGGAACAACGAAAGACCACGGTATTATTGGGGACTTCCAGGGAGCGGTTAAATGGGGATATTCAAAGGAAATTCCTATGGAAATTATTCAGTATGGTGATCCGGACAACTCAGGAAAAGACTTAAAAGGATATGGTCAGATCTATATCCGTGCAGAAGTATATCTGGGATGGGGAATCTTGGTGCCAGAATGGTTTGCAAGAATTAAGGAGGCATAGTATGAAGTATAAAAATACAAAAACGGGCGCAATTATTGAGACAAGTACAAAGATTTCCGGCGAAAACTGGGAACCTTTTACCGACAAAGAATCCGAGGAGAAAAAAAAGCCATCCAAAAAGCAGCAGGCTAACAAAGCGGAAGACGATTCCAAAGACGATACACAAGAGGGCACAGAATAATGGATCCATTCGCTACACTAGAAGATATATCTATCCTGTGGCGTGAACTTAAGGAATCCGAGTACAGCAAGGCAGAGAAGCTTCTGACAGTTGTCTCGGATTCTCTAAGATATGAAGCCAACAAGGTTGGAAAAGATTTGGATAATATGATTGAACAGAATGAGGCGTTGCGGAATGTTGCGAAATCTGTGACTGTTGACGTGGTAGCGCGTACACTTATGACATCGACAGACACAGAGCCAATGACACAGATGTCTCAATCAGCGCTGGGCTATTCGGTGACAGGAACATATCTGATTCCTGGAGGCGGTTTATTCATTAAGAAATCCGAGTTATCCAGACTAGGTCTTAGAAGACAGAAAGTTGGGGTGATGGATATTTATGGCATCGATGATCAAGGGAATTCCAGTAACACTGTATGAGAAGACAGTAATTGGAAAAGATGAATTTGATCGCCCGTTACACCAAGAAATACCAGTGACAATTGAGAATGTGCTTGTAGCTCCGGCATCGACCACGGAAATTCTGAACGCATTGAATCTGACTGGAAAGAAAGCGGTATACAATATCGCAATTCCGAAAGGAGACAATCACACTTGGCAGGATTGCCGGGTAGATTTCTTCGGAATGTCCTGGCAAGTGATTGGGTTTCCACAACAAGGCATTGAAGAGAATATCCCGCTAGAATGGAATCAAAAATGGCAGGTAGCGTTATATGGGTAAGACGAAGATTGTTTTGAACCGTGCCGGTGTTAGAGAGTTAATGCAGTCACCGGAAATGCAGGCGATACTTGTGGATCATGCGAATAAGATAGCCAGTGCATCAGAAACAGAAGTATATGTAGCGCAGACGCGAGCAGTTGTGAAAGTCTGCGGAGATGACGGTAATAACGGATTATTGAAGGCGGTTGGAAAACATGGTGGAAAAAATCGTTAAGGATTATCTGCAGTCCAGTCTTGGAATACCGGTTAGATTGGAAGAAGAGGATGATCTTGGAAATGAATATGTATTGATTGAAAAGACTGGATCTAGCACAGGAAACCATATTGCATCAGCAACTCTGGCAGTCCAGTCTTATTCTGCGTCCCTGTACGGGGCGGCATCACTCAATGAGCGGGTAAAAGAAGCAATGGAAAAAATAATCGAATTGGACGATATCAGTAAGTGTGAACTTAATACAGATTACAACTATACCGATACTGCCAGAAAAAAATATCGGTATCAGGCAGTATATGATATCGTCCATTATTAGGAGGGATAAGATGAACACAGAACATGTAAGTGCAGGAAAGCCCAAAATTGGCGGAGCAATCTTTCGGGCTCCATTAGGAACAAAACTTCCGACCGATGCAAAAACGGAACTTGATGCAGCATTTAAGGAACTGGGATACTGCTCAGAAGATGGAATCACAAACGCCAATAGCCCAGAAACGGATAATGTGAAGGCATGGGGCGGCGATACTGTTCTAGATTTGCAAACAAGCAAAGAAGACAGCTTCAAATATAAGTTACTTGAAATCACAAATATCGAAGTTTTAAAGGCTGTATATGGAGATGAAAATGTAACTGGAACATTAGAAGAAGGGATTACAGTAAAAGCTAATAATAGCGAGGCGGAAGCGTGCGCCTGGGTAATCGACATGATTTTGAAGAAAGCGCTAAAACGAATTGTGATTTCCTCGGCAGCAGTTACAGAGGTAGCAGATATTGTCTATAAAGACAGCGAAGCTATTGGATATGAGACAACACTCAAGGCTACACCAGATTCAAGCGGGCAGACTCACTATGAGTATATCATAAAGAAAGGGAAGTAAGATGAATACAGAAAAAAATGAAGTGGCAGCAATTACAGGGACAACGGAAAGTGGATTTCAATACACGTTACCACCAGATGCGATAGACGATTATGAATTACTGGAAGACTTGAGCAGCGTTGATAATGGAGATGCCTCTAAAATTCCAGTAGCTGCCAGACGACTTCTTGGAGACGCACAACTGGAAGCTCTCAAGAATCACGTAAGAAAGGAAAACGGCAGAGTTCCAGCCACAAAAATGGTTGAGGAGATTACACAGATATTCAATGGATCGCAAGTAAAAAACTCTTAGTCCTCGCTCACATGATAAACATAGATGAAGAAGCATTGATTTGTGATTTCGCAGAAACGTATCACATTTATGATTACAAATCCCTACCGCTACGAACGGTGGGGATTTTTGCGTGTGGGTTGAGGCCAGATTCAAGAATCGGAATGAGAATATCTGATTCAAAACTTACAACAGATCAAACATTATTAGCACTGGTTGCTGATAATACGCGGGCAATCGCCTGGTTAAATAGCTCAGACGGTGCAAAAGGGATTAATCGTCCAAAATCATTGGTAGAGGCACTGATTGGAGAAAAGAAAACCATAGAAAGTGCAATCGAAACGTTCGAAACGGGACAGGATTTTGACGATGAGTGGAGACGACTGACAGGAGGTGAGAAGTAGTGGCAGGTACAGAACTTGCAAAAGCATATGTGCAGATTATTCCGTCTGCACAGGGAATCAGTGGAAAAATTCAGCAGGCAATAGACCCAGAGGCAGAACCGGCGGGGGCTTCGTTTGGAGGTAAATTAGTTGGAAAGTTAAAAGGGATTATTGCTACTGCAGCAATTGGAAAGGCGTTAGGATCAGAAATCAGCGAGGGAGCAAATCTTGAGCAAAGTCTTGGTGGAATTGAGACACTATTCAAGGATAGTGCTGACAAGGTTAAGGCGAATGCTGCGGAAGCCTATAGGACAGCCGGTATGAGCGCGAACGATTACATGGAATTGACCACAAGTTTCTCCGCAAGCCTCTTATCAAGCTTAAGCAATGATACATCTAAGGCGGCAGATGTAGCAGATATGGCTATGACCGATATGTCCGATAATGCCAATAAAATGGGAACCAACATGGAAGACATTAAGAATGCCTATCAAGGATTTGCAAAACAAAATTATACTATGTTGGACAACTTAAAATTAGGTTACGGTGGCACAAAGACGGAAATGGAGCGATTACTTACTGACGCGCAGAAAATTACGGGTGTAAAGTATGACATCAATAACCTGTCTGACGTGTATTCGGCTATTCATGTAATTCAAGGGCAGTTGGACATTACCGGAACAACGGCCAAGGAAGCTGCAACAACCATATCCGGTTCTTTCGCCTCCATGAAGGCCGCAGCGCAAAATGTAATGGGTCAGATTGTTCTTGGAATGGACATAAAACCAGCTTTGTCAGCACTGGCAGAGACGATGACAACTTTTCTTGTCGGGAATTTACTTCCTGCAGTATGGAATGTAATTTCTGCACTTCCGGGGGCGTTAGTAACATTTATACAGACTGCTACACCACAGTTGGCAACTGCATTAATGCAATTTGTGCCAGAGATTGCGTCGCAAGTCCAAACCGCATTGCCACAGCTATACGAAATGGCAAACGGAATGCTGCTACAGATTACAACTGCAATCCAAACGAATCTTCCAGGGCTATTACAACAAGGTGTTGAAATCGTAACTAATATTGCAAATGGAATATTGCAGAATATTCCTCAATTAATTTCGATGGCAGCAACACTGATGGCTAATTTTGAAAATGCGATATGGTCGGCGTTACCACTTGTATTAGCAGCAGGAGGCAAACTAATCCTCAATCTAGTTAATGGAATTATTAATAATCTTCCGCAGATTGCAACAGCTGCAGCTCAAGCAGTGGCAAAAATGACGGCGACAATCGGACAGAATCTACCGCAGGTTCTGCAGTCTGGTATTGAGATTATTGGAAAGTTGGCGGCTGGATTAATTCGAGCAATCCCAAGCCTTATAGCTCAGATTCCTCAAATTATTTCTGGAATCCGAAGCGCGTTTTTAAATGTTGATTGGGGGACTATTGGTCACAATATTATCCAGGGAATTGCGAATGGACTCAGAAATGCAGGACATATGTTGTGGGAAGCTGTCAAGGGAGTGCTTGGAAACTTTAAAGACAATGTGTTAGCATTTTTCGGCATTCACTCACCCGCACGCTGGGGTGTGTTCGTAGGAGAAATGATTGACGCAGGATTCGTCAAAGGAATTATAGGAAAGCTTCCGGCAATTAACTCTGCAGTAACCAAGCTTCAGGATATTGCCACAAGCCCGTTCTCAAACGCGAATTTGAATTATGATTTACAGGGAACAGCAAACAGCTCCAGAACATCAGGAAATGAGACGGCAAGTCGACTTGATACTTTAATTGCATTATTAAGAGCAATTATTGCGATTATAGATGGAAAACCAAGCGGAGATGTAAGCGAACGAGAGCTGATTCGAGCATTAAGAGATATGGGGGTTGTATTCGAATGATAGAAATCAAATATGTATGTTCTAATGGAAAAGAATACAATCTTGCGGGTGACCGGATGAGACCAACGTCCGGTTACTTCCACGATTATGAATGGAAACCAATGACTACAGATCAGGAAATTGGAGCAGATGTATACGGGTTTGAAAAAGAACCAAAAACATATCAAATCACATTAACATTCCGTGGACCACTGGAAGAACGCAAAGCCAAGATGGATGAGTTGACAAACTGTTTTGAGTATGACGTTGTAAATCTTACTCCAGGGCGTATATGGTTTGGAAACTATTATATTGATTGCTATATTAAGGATATGTCCAGCAAAGTGTCATCTACCCGAAACTGCTGGACAGACATGGAACTCGGTATCTACTGTCCATATCCTATGTGGGCAGAGGAAGAATCTAAGAGCTTCTATCCGGATAGCGCGGACAAAGGGGGAATTTATAACTTTTTAGATTACCCATATGATTATCGATACGACTATTCAAAACCATTATCCGGAACAGAGCATTGGTATGTAGATCATTACAGAAGTAGCAATTTTCAGATGACTATCTATGGCCCGTGTGCGAATCCAAGAATCATAATTGCCGGACAGGTCTATCAAGTGTATGACACGCTTGAAGCACATGAATACATTGTTATTGATTCACGTAAGAAAACAATTATAAAAAGACTTGCTAATGGTACGGAACAGAACATTTTTTATAAGAAAGCAACCGGTAATTCTATATTTGCAGAAATTCCGGCAGGAGATATCTTAATAAGTTGGAGCGGAGAATTCGGTTTTGACATTGTGGTATACAAAGAAAGGAGCGTACCGGAATGGATCTCATCAAAACAGATCAATACGGAAGGCAGATCGGCTATGTCCAGGGTGCAAATATAGATTTTGAAGTCGGAGCTGATGAATCAGATAGTATTAACGATTTTGAAATTGAACTTAAGCGATGGAACTGGGATGGGTCTATTGAATATGGATCCAGAGTATTTTCGCCAGACACTGAATATGGTGGAATTGTCCGAGAAATCAGCACCGATACAAGCACCAATGTAATCCGTGCAAAAGGAGATACCTGGCGCGGAATGATGACCAAAAAAATTATACAGCCATTGAGTGGCCAGGATTACGCAACAGCATCTGGGGAACTTAATTCAATCATAAAATCCAAGGTTGAATCTGAGTTCCCTGGACTCTTTTATGGCGTTACTGCAGATACGGGTGTTACAGTGAATAATTATCAATTTGACCGATATTGTACCTTGCATGCTGGACTGGTTAAGATGTTGAAATCAGTAGGATATCGACTGGATATCAGATACCAAGAAGGTGATGTTGGTATGGCCGGATATGTGAAAGTGAGTGCTGTTCCAATCAATGATTTGTCATCAGAGTATGAGCTGACCAATGATAATAACATGAATTTCATAACTGACGATAACCGGCGCGGAATCAACCATCTGATTTGCCTTGGAAAAGGGGATTTAAAGGACAGGTTGGTTATACATCTATACACTGATCAGAACGGTACAATTTCGCAGACTCAGCAATATTTTAAGGGAGCAGAGGAAATTGCGGCTATATATGATAGCAGCGGATCAGAAAGAGATGATCTGATTAAGAATGGAATTAAGGAACTGGAAAGCAAGAAATCAAGTATGTCTTACAACATGACCATGACTAAGTTGGAAGGAAATATCGATCTAGGAGATATTGTTGGAGGAAAAGATTATCTGACCGGAATTAGCATGAAGAAACCGATTGGTCGAAAGATATGGACAATATCCTCCGGGAAAGAAAAAGTAGTGTATAAACTGGAAGGAGAGACATAATGGAAATAATTACAGGATATACAGGAAAGCCCCATGTAACATCAGAACAAGATAGAGATGTAAATATTGGAGTTGTGGGAGAAGGATCTTATGTACTGCAGACTGGAATGCAGTTGGCAGCAGAAGTGTCCAGTAATAATGAAATCAAAATTAGAGACGGTGTACTGATGCATCAAGGGTGCACAGCATCAATCAAGAAAAATACATATGACTCTCTTATTATCATCAATGGTAGCCAGGGAATGAAACGTATTGACTTGATTGTTGCTAGATACGAAAAGAACCAAGACAATGGAACAGAAAGTCTTGACTTGAAAGTTATCCAGGGAACACCGGCGGAATCAAACCCAGAAGTACCACAATATACAGAGGGAGATATTCAGGCTGGTGATTATGTGGCAGACATGCCAATGTACCAAGTTATCATTGATGGACTTAATATTGCAGAAGTCAAAAAAGTGTTTGAAGTCGCCCCAGGTATTGATGCTCTGAAGAAAGAGATTGCTGAATCAAATAGCAATATACTCAAATCGCTGATGCCATATAAGGTCGGATACAAGGTATTAGCCATCTCGGCCACAACCGAAACATCAGTAAGAGTGCTATCCGTAAGTGAGATTAACAAGTTATTCGGTGTAACTGATGCATCAAGTGGGAATACAATGGCGATGTTCGCAAACGGAAATGGAGACAATCAGGCCGTGCATGTGGAAGGAGCTACGTTTAAGGATGGCTATTGGTTCGCAGTCATGGACAGTGGCGCACTAAAGCAAGATATTCAGATTAACTACGTAGTCTGGTATTTCGGAAGTCAGACACCGACTTCAAACAATACTGGGGCAGCAAAAATGCAGAAAAAGACTGCAACTCCAACACAGACTACACAAGTAGTCACTCCAGATACAGGATACGATGGATTGTCAAGCGTAACAGTCAGAGCCATTCCGTATACAGAATCTGACGGAGAATCCGGTGGAACGACCGTCAATATTGGTTAGGAGGCGCAGAAGTGGGAGTTAATAAGGTAATGTACGGCTCAAGGACAGTCATAGATATCTCAGGAGATACTGTTACGGCCGGTGACCTTGCAAAAGGTAAGACAGCTCATAATGCATCCGGTGAAAAAATAACTGGTACGCACGAATGCAGTGGGACAGGTGGAAGCAAGACCGCGCAGGGGACTGTTACCGGCGCAGGAGCAAGTCCGGTAACAATTGAGACAGGTCTTAACAGTGTGAGTAAGATTGTAATTTTTCGTGGTAATGCAAGTGTAAGCGGAATACTTACATTGGTATATGTGGACGGGACCGTAACTGGAGTAGGTATTTCTTATGGACAGTATCTTTCGACGATATCTTACTCTGTTGGTGAGATAGCTATAAAAAATGGCGGTAATGTAACCTATACACCCAAAAGTGGAAGTGAAACAAGCAACCTCATGGGAAATAAAGAGTACAATTGGATCGCAATAGAATAGGAGGAATTATCATGAAAAAAATCAAAAAGTTAGTAACAATTATGTGTGCAGTCATGGTGGCTGTTTCTTGTGCAGTGCCGACAATGGCATGTACGCCACCACTCAAACCACCACACATTGATATACCTGAAATCGAAGTCAAGATTGACGATAAACTGCAAGCCGGAATTGATGCTGCGGCAAAGAAGTTTATTGAAAAGAATGTATTGAGCAAGCCTGTAATCAATAATGCAACATATATCCAGAAGACAACCAGATATGGAACATATAGATGCTTGAGTGCAAGTTGGAATAAAGTAGATAATGCAACAAGCTATGAAGTTGAGGTCACAAAAAGTGATGGAACACAAAAGACGTACAAAACGTCATACGCAGTTCTTGTTAAGTCGAATTATGCGGATGAATTTCTTGATGACGGAATGGACGGTGCAACTGTTAAGGTGAAAGCTTACGGTGTGGATGAGACATTCAGCCTGTGGTCGGACGAAGTTGATGTAGACCAATATAATTTCTAAGATAAGAAAGGAGAGATATTACATGGCAGTAAAACTGATTGATATTAAGCGCACGTACTCAGGCGTAGGCATGTGCTTGGAACTTCTGGCGGACAGCAAGGAAGATACGCTTCCGACGCTTATAGCAGATGTTCCGGGGCTTACCGGAGCCGGAAATATTACTCCTGGTAGTATCTGCTATACACCGGCATTAGATATGTGCGTCATGGGAAATAATGGACAATGGGGAGCGTGGAATTAATGAGTATGGAATTAGCTATCGCGATGAAAGCGTTAAAGGAAGCGAAAAATCTGGAAGGTAGCATAGAAGATACTGTAAGAAAGTATATGGAAGAAAATCCTATTGCAATTGATAATACGCTTACAATGCCGAATATGGCGGCAGATGCTAAAATGGTAGGCGACAAAATCAAATCAGCAATAGACAAGATTTATAACGCTAGAGTTTTACAGGCGACCAGCAAGAAAGAAGTAGACGAACTGTTTAAGGAATGGTGGAATTACCAATACGATTCATCGTACTCTAAGTCAGAAATGCTGGAGAGATGGTTCGGAAATGTCCTGGACGATACCAGAGTTCACGGGGAAAAGCAACCGCTCTATACCAAGAGTACAAGCATGATTGGCGAGCTGACAGATGATTCTGCCGGATTAGTGTGTACACCGTCCACAGAATCTACAGCCGGCAATGATCCATTTGCACACCTTCCACAATTCTGGTGCTTGGAAGTAGCGGCAGAGAAAAAAGCAGATGGTTCCCATGAGATTTTCTATGTGGAACACATTGATGATACAGCCAAAGTCAGAGATGGAGAGCATCTGTGCTGGGTTATCCAGAAGAATACTTATAAGCGTGAGTGGCAGGACAGTGAGTATAAATATCTCAAGACAAGATGCCATCCAGCCGCAGGATATAAGAGATGGCCGGAAGGAACGGACCGAACTAAAAAGGTGCATGAATATATTGCGCATCCGAAGTATTATGCCGGCAAGGGAAAAGATGGAAAGATTACATGCGGAACTGGACTTGCACCAGTCAACCGTACTTCACATCAGACTGGCGTTAGCAAGTGGAGAGCTAGAGGAACGCAGTATTCCGGAGCATCCGGATCACTTCCGAAGTTCCTGGATGCTATGATGCGTCTGAAATACGGACGCAAGGGGAATTCAGGAAAAATCGAAGGTTGTACAAATTACAACTACCAGTACACAGTTGCAGTCAGCGAAACAGGCGTAGAGCGAGTGATCCTGACTACAACGCAAGCAGCAAATCTATTCGTAGGTTCTGCGGTCATGCTGGGAACTAATGCATCGACCAACAGAGATGCAGCAAGCACATATTCCATTTTTGATGCAAAGTTAATCACAGCGATTCAGACTGTGAACATTGAAGGTACAGACTATTCCGCAGTATATGTGGACAATGGAGGAAAGACCTTTGATACAGTAGCAGGAACCACGCTATTATCTACAGCTCCGTATTATTCCGGATGGAATGACAATGTGCTGGGTAGAGATGGTAGCCGGTACAGCCCGACATCCGGAAAAGAACCTGGAATGATTCAGGGCGTTGAGTTTATGAATGGATCCTATCTGATTGTCTCCGATGAATTATGGCAGTGGAGCACTGATGCAGACGGAAATTATAATTTTGATTGCTTCAAGTGTTACGATCAGTCCAAAGTAGGTTCTGCGATCAATGAAAATTATGAGCAGATTATGGGCGCACATCTTGTCTATCCGGCAGGAACCGGAGGAGCATGGACGTATATCACGGACAACATTATTGATGATGATGTTCTTTGGCCAGAAGCTACAACAGCCACTGGAAGTGGCGTTGGAGTGGGGGCTGGCTTCGGTCGTTTTCCGGCGGCGTCTGGTGTTCGTGCGGCTTGGTGCTTCGGTAACTTGAACAACGGTGGTAATGCTGGCGTTCCTTGCCGTAACTCGAACAATTGGGTGTCTAACGCTAACTGGAACGGCTCTCTCGGAGCAACTGGTACAATTTTGAAAAGAGTATTTAAAAATCATTGCACCGTATAATCCTCGCTTATGTGCGAAAATAACTTGAAACCAACGAGGCTAGTACCGAAAGGGAAAGTCACGGAAGTAACCAGATGAAGATTAAGGAGGTTGATGTGTGAAAACATATTGCAAACCAGCAACGGTCAATATTGAGGATTGGAAATTCAACGAGATTGCCGTCATAGAATGTTTCCGGAATAAAAGAGCTAGGAACGACTTTCAACGACTGCTCTGTAAAACCGGAAAGATAACAAAGCGTGAGCTTGCGGAAGATCAGCTAAACCAGGATTTTAGGCGAACCCTGGAGGTTGAAAGCGAAGTTGCAAAGATGCTGACGCAACGTATAATCAACCGAGATTTACAATTAAAACCGATTCGCCAATTTAAGAGGATTGACGGACTGACGCAGAAACTGAGAGATATCTGCCAGGAATCTCCAGAACAGCAGGTATTTGAATATATCGGAGTATATGCGTTGAAACCTCTTTTCAGAGCGAAGATTTTACCGATACAGTACGGGAGCATTCCAAATAAGGGAGGCGTAGCCGGAAAGCGGAAGATTGAAAGACTTCTCCGGAAGAAATTCCACGGAAAAGTAGTTGCTTTGAAAGGAGATATTACAAAAGCCTATCCCTCAGTGACAATCCCGGTTGTCATGGAGATGCTGAGAAGAGACATAGGCAAGAATAAAGTGCTGCTATGGTTCCTGGGTGCTCTTATGAGCAATTACCCTGGGAACCATCTATGCATAGGTGGATATCTTCCGGCATGGCTATTCAATTACGTGATGTCATACGTGTTGAGGTTCCTTTATGAGCAGGCACAGATTCGTAGAGGAAAGCGGAACAGGCTTGTCTATGCGGTTGTATGTTATGCAGATGATTTTACAATCTATGGTGACGTTTCAAAGCTGAAAAAGGCAATGAAGAAAGCTACAATCTGGGCTCATGATAAGTTCAGATTGAAGATCAAGGATATTTGGCAATTTTACCAGGTAGCTTCGTTTGATGAAGAACGGGAGAATCTGGAGAAACGAAGAAAAGGCAGTAGGAAAAGGACACCCGGAGTTGATATGATGGGCTATGTAGTCCGGAGAAGATATACAATCATCCGTGGGAGAGTATTCCGAAGAATCCGGAGGCAAGTGCTTAGAGCCTGGGTGGATTTCAAAGAAAACGGATTTGTCCCGTGGTGGAGAGCTTGCCGGATAGCAGCATACAAAGGATGGGTAAAACATAGCAACAGCCAGAAGTTCCGGGAGAAATACAATTTTGATGCATTGCTCAAAATGTGTTCATACAGTGCAAGCAAGCACGGAAAGGAGGTAGAATATGAGAAGAGAATCCTACTTAGAGAAGCCGTTGGATATTGAAGTATATCCGGTGGATGGGGGCACTGACATTATCATCAGAGAAAACATTGAAGAAGTTGAGAAGGAGGAGGTGCAGGACGAAAAAACGTATAGATATAACGTATGGGCATGTGATGAAACCCAATTAAGATACAAAGGAGACATCACCGAAGCAGAAGTAAGAGAAAAGCTTGATTATATCATAGGATTGGCGGAAGGAACTGAGAAAGAACCAACGCAAGAAGAGCGAATCTGTGCGCTAGAAATAACCACAGACGACCTTGTTTTAATGATGGCAGATTTAATAGGAGAAGAAAACTAATATGAAGACATTAAGCACATTAAAATTAAAAATTATGGTAAGAGCGTTTCGTATCAGAATCAAGAATGGAGAAGTATTCGAGGACATTGCAGCGGATTATCCAGCATTGACTACAGATGACTTGGAAGCAATCAAGGAAGCGCTGAATACTAATTAATGAGAGGTGATCATATGGAAATACGTGCAAGACCGAGAGGTCTTATTTTTATGCAATAAAATAAGGAAAGGACGCACATGATTAAGTTTTTATCAGAAAATTGGGCATTATTATCGTTCGTGATATCAGCAATTGCATACATATATTATCAGGTGATTGCTATGCGAAAAGGAATACGCGCTTTGCTTAGAGCGGATTTAATACGCCTCTATAATAAGTATCACGACGATTACGGATATTGCCCTTTGTATGTTAAACAATCACTGGAAGACGAATATAAACAATATCACACATTAAAGGGGAATGGTGTAGGCACGCAAATATATCATGCGCTTATGGAGCTGCCTACAGAGCCACCCCATGAAGGAGAGGATTAATGATGTTTAAAAATTGTGTATTTAAAGTATCGGTAGATACAAAGAAGTGGGCTAAGAAAGCAGCGGTCAGAGCAGTCAAAACTGTAGCGCAGACTGCAGTCGCTACGATTGGAACAGCAACAGCACTCGGTCAGGTCGATGCAAAGCTTGTAGTCTCAGCATCAGTCCTGGCAGGAATTTTATCCTTGCTGACAAGTGTAGCAGGATTACCGGAGGTTGAGGACGAGTAATCGTCCTCTTACATATTATATAGTGTGCGACATCGCACAGGAAAGGAAATTATGAATATTATCGAAACAAACCTTAAATTTGGAGCATTATCCACACGTAAATCAACCAAGAGAGCAATCCTGCATCACGCAGAAGCTTCCAAATGCACTGCAGAAGACATTCATCGTTGGCATCTGCAGAACGGCTGGTCCGGTGCTGGTTATCATTTTCTGGTAAGAAAAGATGGCTCTATCTACAGACTCCGGCCAGAAAACGCAGTCGGTTCCCATGCAAAGGGTAGCAATTCAGACAGTATCGGAATCTGCTTTGAGGGGTCTTACATGACGGAGACCATGCCACAGGCACAGATCAACGCCGGCCGAGAGTTGTTAGGCTACCTGAAAGGCAAGTATGGATTCAGTAAGGTCCAGGCTCACAGAGATGTATGCTCTACCAATTGCCCGGGCACGAATTTCCCGTTCGCGGAGATTGCGGGAGTAGCTGCATCAGCGCAGACTCCAACGCCAGCACCAACGCCAACACCGGCTCCAAGTGGACCATCTTACCGAGCAGGAACAGTATATACTTTACTGGCTGATCACCTCAGAGTACGTACCGGTCCGGGAACAGGATATGCGACCAAGTCACGCAAGCAACTGACAGTCAATGCCAGGGGACATGCTTACAGCAACGGCACACTCAAGAAAGGTACTCGTGTAACCTGCAAGGACGTCCGCAAGGTCGGTAGTGACATCTGGATTAAGATTCCAAGTGGTTGGATTGCTGCATATTATGGCGGAAAGAACTATGTAGGATAGTGTATAATTCCACATTATAATAGGAAGAAAAAATTAGCGATAACGTTTTTGTGCCCGTTCCTCAGTACCTATATCTGTCAGTGTTCCTGTTACTTCCTTATATGGCATCGTTTATCGTTGAGTGAGATAT